GATCAGAAATCCCCGGTGATATTTGATGCATTTCGTCAGTGGTCTTTCCCGCAGTTTTGGAAGATGATGTAATCACAACAAATGAAGGAGGAACCCCCAAATGAAAAATCTTGAAACCATGAAGTGCAATGAACTCCGCCTGATGGCGCGTGACCTCGGAATTAAGGGCTACGGCAGCAAGGGCAAGGAATGGCTGATCCCCCGGATCGCCGAGATCATGGAGGCCAAAGAGGCCGAGGCAAAGGCCGCCGCCGAGAAGAAGCCCGTCAAGGAGAAGAAGCCCCGCAAGGTCAACCTGATCGAGCATGACGGCAAAGCGCAGAGCCTTGGTGCTTGGGCCAAGGAGCTTGGAATGCCGGTCCCGACTCTCCGGGCCAGACTCCGCAGCGGGTGGACGATTGAGCAGGCACTCAGCAAGGCCAGCGCCGGCAAGGCTGAAAAGCTGGTCGAGTGCAACGGCAAGAGCCAGACACTGACGGCATGGAGCCGGGAGCTCGGGATTCCGAGAGCGACACTTGATGCCAGGATCAACCGTCTGCACTGGGCGCCTGAAAAGGCCCTCGCAGCCAGAGCCTAAGTCAGTATGACAGACCGGCAAAAACAGATGATCGCGGGGTATCTCCCAAATCCCCGCGATCCAGATTTAGACCCGCTCGACTACTATGTTGAGGACATGCGGGGACGCGCCGTGACGGTGCACATCCAGAATATAGCCTATGACCGATACGAGAATACGATCTATCAGGTGCGGACTGATTCCGGCAGGCTCGTTCATGGCCCTTGGGAAACGGAGCCTGATCTTATGGGCGGCGGCTGGTACACGATGGCAAACCTCTATGACAACAAAGAGGACTGTATTCACGGCGAGCACAGCATGTATAGCCAGTGGGAAGAACTTCGGGAGCTTCAGCGAAAGGAGGGACTGATGTGAAGACTTACGTCTACGGTATGCGGCTTCGGGGCTTTTCCCCCGGTTGTCAACCGATGTACGGTCTGGATCATCGAGAAGATGATACCGTAGGCCTCCGTCCCGGTGGCGGGAAGTACCACGACCTTCTTGTTTATTGGAGGCCGCTCAGTTCAAAGGAAATGGATGATTACGAGCTGGACTTCATCCGGGAGGGCAGAGGATGAGCAGAGAAGAATACTATGCCATCCTGAAAGCCAAGTGGGAGGCAATAGACAAGAACGACCTCGCCGCCATAAAGGCATACAATGCTTTTCGTGAGAAGCTGCGGCAAGAGCTTGATACTGACAAGGAGGGCGACTGATGGGAGATTGGACATACATCACCCCTGAACAGGGGGCGATCATCGAAAGCATCTGTGACCAATTTTGGGATCGGCTCATGGGTGACGGCTGTCAGCGCTGCCCTCTGTACCCGGCCTGCAACGATATTTCGATCCACTGCATGGAAGAGCCGGAACGGACAAAGGCGCTGGAATTGAAAATGTGGGAGTTGGCAAAGGAGGCAACATCGTGAACACAGAGGCCGAGATCACACTCCGGGATCGGGAGCAGCGGACGGCTGACGCTTTCGGGATCACCTATAGGGTGGAAGAATTGAAGCGGGACTTGCTGGCCGTTGATGGAGTGGTAGATGTGGAATTTGATCTTGACGGATTTTGGGACAACATGGGTCAGGTCATCTTCCTCCCGAAATACTCCATCCCCGTTCATTCGGAAGACTACTACCAAAGACGCAGGGCAATGATCGTCCGCATCTTGGAGGTCTGTGCCAAGCACGGTCTGAAAAGGTCGGGAGATCGCATTGAGGACTACGGCGAACACCTGTACATCGTCACAAATTGCGGATGGCCTGTAAGGCAAGGTGTTACTGTCCCCGATATTTCGCCCGTATAGGCGTTCTGGGGCCGTTGCAACGCTTTTGATGGTCCTCGGCCCTGCGTCTACACCCCTGCGCCATGTATGCGCCCAAAAACGCGAAAAAAGCCCCCACCATTTTCGTGAGGTCACGAAAATGATGAGGGCTTTCCTCTTACTTGTTGTATGTACCGAGGACGCCGCGCTCGGCGCGATCCTCGGCGCGTTTGTTCATCCACATCAAGGCTTCCTCAATGTGGGTCAGGGCGCATGCGTTCTCGCGGGTGGCAAAAGGACCGGACTGAAAAGCACGGAGGCGATCACGCACAATTTCCAGAAGATCACCGTCAAGGACGCCGTGCTGAGAGGACGGATCATTGCGCGGGCCTTTCTGGAACTGAATCACGATCAGGGGATTCCCGTTTTCGGGGGCATCGTCCGCGGCGTAGATGTCATACTCATGGTATGCACCACCGGGGCCGACCTCGCCATCCCGGTAGACCGCGTTCAGATTGTTGTGCTTCTGAATGGTCGAGAGTTTCTGTTCGCTCATTCCGCTTCGCCCTCCATGGTTTCAGGCTCGCCGCCATCCGGCACTTCGACAGGGCCGAGATTGATAATGGGGGCGCTGTTCTTCATCATGTTCAGATAGCTTTCACATTCGCCGGTGATCAGGGCGTCGAGATCGGCGCCGGAGGCGATGATCAGTTCTTTGGAAGCATCATCGAGTTTCAGCTTCACCAGATTAAGAAGTCTGAAACCGAGATCGTCAATCTGCGCCTGAGTAAGTTTGCCGCCCGGATTCTCCGCTTTAAGATCGGCGACAACGGTCTGCTGAAGCTCGCCCGCCGTCTGCCTTGCGATTTCACATACTTTCTGGACGGCGATATTCAGATTCTTCAATTTAAGGTTTTTGCCGAGCTTATCAGCAGCAAAGGCAGCCAGCGCGAAAAAGGCCATCTGTACCAGTTTGGCGAGGCTGTTGACCGTCTGCTCGATCAGGATCCCCACGACGGTCTGAGAGCCGTCAGGATTCTGCGTCTGCACTTCGATCCCCTGACCGCCGCAGGCGCAGAGCGTGAAGACCATGGTCACGATCAGCATGACCAGCAGAATGGATTTGAGATACTTTTTCATGTCGGATTCCTCCTAAAATTATTTCAGCAAGGCCGTCATAGTGTCAGCGCCAACAACGCCGTCTGCTTTGAGGCCGTTCGCTGTCTGAAAATCTTCGACCGCTTTTTTTGTGGTGGGGCCGAAATCACCATCCGGGTTTTCTTTGCCGTCAACGATCCTCCCTCCGCACGTATAGCCGCGGGCGATCAAGAGGGTCTGCACACGCTCGACCTTTGTTCCGGTCATCCCCTCGGAAAGTTCTTCAAGGGTGATCTGATAGGTCTTGCCAGATGTGGCCACAGCGGGAGCCTGTTCCTGCTCCTGCGCCGGGGCGTTGCCGTTGTTGTACTTCGGCCAGTAAGTGTAACGGGCAAGCTCACCACGGGCCTCCGAGGTCTTGATCGTGTCGGCGGGGACTTCAAAGATGCTGCACCAGATGTAACCGGCAACTTCTGCGCCCTGCTCTGTGTTGGCACAGGACTTCATCTTTGTGAGTACGGCTGCATGGGTCGTTTCGAGCTCATGCTTCATGTACCAAAGCTGACCGTCAAGGGCGGCGTAGTCCTTGCCGTTGCTGGCGCACCAACTCCGCAAGCTGGTGTTTCTGCTGGCGTGCCACTGACAAATACCGTAGGAAGTGCCAGCATCACCGATTGCCCCGGTCTGAAAGCCGCTTTCCCTCTCAATATTGGCGAGGACGCCGCAGATGGCGGCGAGGCTCAGGCCGAGTACTTCTTTGCAGAAGTTGAAGATCGTTTCCTCGTTGCTCTTGCCGATAGTGTAGGTCTGCACCGTGGGAGTTGCCGGGGTGGTGGTCGTGGTCTTGCCGGAAAGAATCTCGTTCACACGCGCCTGCACTGCAGTGTAGTCATGGCCGGCAGCGGTCAGTTTCGCTACACGATCAGCACCGATGCCCCATTTCCCGGCAATGACTTCATTTGCCAGCGCCGTGATCTGATCCGCAGTTTCGGGCTGCGCGGTCTGCGTAGGGCCGCCGTCATCCCACTTCGGGCGGCCATATCCGTAGATACTGCCGCTGCCGATCTGATAGGAGCGCCGATAGGTACCGTCGCTCGTATTGCCCTCGATGGTGTTCACCGTGGAGCCAGAAACGGACACGACAATGCCGGTATGACTGACCTCCCCGGCCTTGTAGGTAAAGAAGATCTGATCGCCCGGCTGCGGCACGGTGTTCGGACCGTAAAACTGGCCGTACTGCTTGTAGTACTGGGCGCTGTAATAGCACCCGGCCCCGGCTGAATACCGAGGCTGGCAAAGCAGCTTCATGGCGGCCTCTTTGCCGAAGCACTTGTACAGGAGCCAGTCATAAAAAACGTCGCAATACGGATACCCGTTCTTCGGCCCGTTGTAAAAATCTCCGAGGGCATCAAGGTCGCGGGCATACTTTGTCCAGTTGCCAGAGCCGCTATTTGCGGTCTTATCGTCCAGGTATGCGTTGCTGCCTTTCTCGTGGTAGCCGACCTCACTTTCTGCGAGGGCGATTACCTTGTTTCTGTCGTAGCTCATGTTTGCCTTTCCCCCTGTTCTTATCAATGAGCCAGAAAATGAAAGACCAGATAAGCCCGAAAGCCCATCCAGCCGCGAATATTGAGAGCGCAAGCCAAGCGCGCACGTCGCTCAATACCTCATGGAGATACATCATGCAGCCCTCATGTGATTACTTCCCATTTGCGCACCTCGGCGCAAATATCGTCAATGAAGCTGTTGCCACGGAGAGCTTTGTATGCCTTGTACTCCATCATGAAGTTCTCTTTTTCATACTGGCGAATCCTGTCCTCCTCTCTGTGCTTATAGTAGGTGTGAAGCATGTCCGAGCGGAGCATGCACTTTTGGGCCTCCCGGAGATCCTTGATACCAAAAAGCCACTCCCTGAACGGCTTGATCAGGATTGCAGCAAAGGCGAAGATACCGGAAATATACCCGCAGTATTTTGCGATTTCAGAAAGCCAGTCCATGGCAGTTACCTCCCTAAAAAAGAAGAAGACCGGCCCGGGAGCTGGTCTTCTTCATCCTTGTTGATATTCTTATGGGCCGGTATGATGCAGCCTGATAAAAAAGAGAGCTGCCCGCGTTCACGGTCAACTCCCATCGTGTTTTCTGTCGATCTTTATGGATTCGATGCGATGCCGGATTTCCTCAACGGCTTCCAGCTCGTCATCAGCAATCATTCCCGCTTGGAGAAGTCTCTCGGCCATCTTATCGATCATGGCGGCCATATCTCCAACGGTCAGACAGAGGCGTTCTATCAGCTCTGCAATCGTCACGGCCCTGCCCCTTTACTCTTCCGGCTTCTCCGGCCACACTACGTTGTACGGAAAGCCCTCTTGCTGGGTGATGTCCCGGAGCGCCTGACGGTAAGAAGCGATACCGCCGAGAAGAACTTCACCGAGCTTCTTGAAGAAGGAAAGCCAAGCCGTGAACGTGGTGCCAGACGGCACAGACAGGCCGAGCCGGTCAAGGGCCATGAGGGAATCACTGTCGGCAAGCATCTGATTGCGCAGCGCCCGGACCTCTGCAGCAGCCTGCGCAAAGGAATCGGACTGCGCAAGGGCAAGCCACTCGTCAAGGCCGTCCCGGATCCTCGCCTCAATGTTCTCAGCCCACGGGCGTTCGATCACCCACGATACCGCCTCATAAGCGGTCTCGCCGTCTTCACGCGGCTTTTCCTGAACGTCCGTATAGAATATGATAACTGCCTTGTTCCCCTCGTGGGACACAGTAAATGCGGGCGGTCTTTCCGCTAATTCTGTTGCGATCCGCATAGGACACAACCTCCTTTATAAAGTCAAGATTCAGAAATGGTGTGATGTACAGTGCTGTGAAATTCTTGGAGTCCGCATGCTTGAACCATCCTGACCGGCTCAACATGGCCTGCGCCGTCCGTAGGACGATAAAGCCTCTTTCTACCAGCCGCTTATTGATACGCTTTACCAGTCTGCGGATTCTCAGGAAACTGCCAGCACGGACGCGGGTGGTTGTGCGCGTAAAGGTATAGCCGACAATATCCACCTGCTTTGTTCCGGGTTTTAGTTTCATCCGGCCTTTTTCGTCAGGAGGGAGCAATTCGCCGACCTGACAGATTTCCCATGCATCCTTGATACGGATACCAAGCACTTCACGGCAGAATACCTTGATCTTCTTGACAGCTTTCTTCAGATCGGACTTTGATCCCATCAGGAGAAGATCATCGACATACCGCATGAAGTGCTTTACCATGTGGAGCCGCTTTCCCCGGCGCTCTTTGTATAGCTTCTCGGTGATGAAGCGATCAAGGGGCGTCAGGTAGATGTTGGCAAACCACGGAGAAGAATAATACCCGATAGCCAGATTGTGGGGATTCTCAAAGAGGGTTTCTTGCTGGGCTGACGAAAAGACGATTTGATCCAGGACACTCAGAAACCGAGTGTCTTTGATCTGGCGGTGCAACTGCTCGCTCAGTTTCGTGAGATCGACGGTCTGGTAGAAATGCCGAATATCGAGCTTCACAAAATGGGTACAGTCGCCGGATCGGACCCACTTCTGCACAGTCTTCCGGGCGTCTTCAATGCCCCGCTTCGGAAGATTCCCACAGGAGTGCCGATACATTCTCTTGATCATCATGTTTTCAATGGTCAGCATTGCCATCCACTGAACAAGATGATCCTTCAACCGCGCAATCTCAATTTCCCGCTCTTTGCCGCTGGACATGATGCTGCGCGTTTTCCCGGGCTTATGCTGCCACTTGCCGGCTTTCAATTCTTCCACCAGCGCCACAGCATAGGCATGCACTTTTGCCGGATCGAGGGATCCACGCGGATGGGCAGAGTCGTTCTTGTGGTATCCGAAGATGCGCACAACGACTCTGTCCTGCCGCTTATTTTGGGTGCCTCGGTATATGGCTTCTGTAGCGGTCTCAATGCTGCAGAATTTCTCCCATAGATTCCCGACACGTTTCATGCCTTTTTCATCCTTTCGACTCCCATACACTGGCGCCGGGAGACGCCGGTGCTTTCGAAATGTATGAAATACACCCTACCAAGCCGATTCCAGTCGGATGGTATTTTGATCCCCTCGCGGGGACCTTGGAAAAGCAGTGCAAATAATATGAGACAGAATGCAGGGGGTTATGACTGGAGTAAGGATCAATAAGGCCCGACCCGTAGTTCCAATTCCCGTTGGAGGGGGCGTTGTTCGCGTTGACGTAGCGCGGACCATAGTTGCGACCATTGTTCACGTTGCCACGGCGGCGAACGGCACGCACAGCGTTGGAATTAACGAGGTTGGCGGGAAGACCGAAAGCCTCCACCGATTGCACTGCGATCCCAAATCGAGGACAGTTTAACAGAAGTTCAACGAAGCGGCCCGTTTTTGTATGAAAATTACGGATTTCGTAATTCTAAAAAATTAGCGGCGAGCCGCTTCGCGGCATCTAATAAGGGGGCTGCGGCCCCCTCTGCCGCTAAGGCGGCATTCACCCCTACTGGACCATATAAAGGCCCGACCCGTAGTGCCAATGCCCGTAGGAGGGGGCGTTGAACGCGAAGACGTAGCGCGGACCAGCGTTGCGACCAGCGGCCACGGAGCCACGGCGGCGAACGGCACGCACAGCGTGGGAAAGAACGAGGTAGGCGTAGTCTGCATAGAACGTCGTGGCGCTGCCTCCTGTCGTGAGTGTCGGTACACGGATACAAGGGAGATCAGCATCGAAACCTTCTTCCTTGATGTAGCCGTCCTTGTAGGATTCAACCGGGGTGGTCGT